GATAATGAACATATCATCGGGATATACCAGCAATCCATTACAACTGAGAGATAATAATACATTAACAAATAAATTAACAAATGGATAATAAATTCAAATATAGTTCTTTAAATCCTGAATGGTTTTTTGGTATTGTTGAAGATAGAAACGATCCTTTAAATCTTGGTAGAGTTCGTGTTCGTATTTTTGGTCGTCATAGCGACAATAAACAATTAATACCAACAGAATCATTACCTTGGGCACAAATACTATTACCTACAAATAATCCTAATCCTTATCCATCAAAAGAAGGAGATTCTGTTTTAGGAATGTTTTTAGATGGGAAAAATGCTCAAATTTCTTTAATTTTAGGAACTTATCCAAGAATTCCACAAGAACATGCCGACACAAATAAAGGTTTTAATGACGTAAGAACCGCTGAACAATTAGCAAAAGCACCTGTCAAACCTAATGAATCTGCAACTAATTACCCAAGAAATCTTGATGAACCCACATCTTCTAGACTCTATAGAAACGAATCCACAGATAAATCTATTGTTTCATTAAAAGAATCAAGAAGAATACCAGAAGAACCTTCTTCAGGATATGCTGCTGTTCCACCATATAATAATGTTTATGAATCAGAATCTGGTCATGCAATAGAAATTGATGACACTCCTGGCGCTGAAAGATTGCATTTTTATCATAGATCAGGATCTTATGTTGAGTATGAAGCCAATGGAGATAGAGTAGAAAGAATACAAAACGATAAATTTACTGTTGTTATAGGAAACGATACAGTTTATGTTGAAGGTGATGTTAATGTCAAAGTTAATGGAAATTTAAATCTTGCAGGCACTATTGTAGCATTAAATGATAAGACAGGTAAATCTGGTATTGAAATAAAAGACGGTAATATAAAAATAAGTTCTCCAGCTAGAATTGTATTACAAGCTGCTGTTGTTGAAGTTCCTACTGGATCATCTTTTGGCGTTACCGATGCTGCCAGCGGTACAATAACAACATCAACTGGACAAGTTGTCACTATAGAAAAAGGTATTATTACTAATATATTCTAATTTATGGACGATACTACAAAAATTATACAAGATGTGCAAGCCAAAGCTGAAGAAGCTAAAGCTAGTGCTGAAGAACTATTAAAAGTAACCAATTCTTCTATTGAAAGCTTACGCAGTTCATTGCCACAGCTTTCAATACCTACTGGAACAAATTTATTACCTACAGGAAATATAAATGCTTTATTAGATAGAATCAAACAAGCATCAAATCTGAATTTAAATGATTCTGAGAATCTAAATGAACTGAAGAATGCGATAAAAGAATATACTGATCAGATAGGTACTATGCAAAGTGCTATTACAGCAAAGATAGCAGAATTAGCACCTTTTCTTTCTTTATTGCAAGGACCATCAAATTTAGGACAAGTTATAACTTGGATCAAGAATTTCATATCAACTTTTGTCGGACCATATATTAAACCTTACTTTACTTCAATAGCACAATTAGCACAATTGACACAACTTCAAGCACAAGGTTTAACAGTAATACAAGATGCATTGAGTAAAGTCAATAGTTTGAATCCAACATCACAATTAAAATCAATAAAAGATAGTGTTGTAGGATCCATAAATGATACGATATCAAACATTAATTCTAAGTCATTACCTACAGCAAATACATTAACCGATGCTATTGGATCTTTCAAATCAGCAGGTATTTCATTACCTTCTGGTGTAAAAGATCCTACAGCAAACACATAAATAGACGATGATTACAGTTCAATTAGATCAAGTTAGAGATTATAAAGATTTGGACCTGAACTTTATTGTTCATCCAGTCCGTAAAGATATTAACAAAAATACTGGTGCATTGGCAGTTATTAATGCTGTCAAGAATCTTGTTTTAACTAATCATTATGAAAAACCATTTCATCCAGAAATAGGATCCAATGTAAGAAAACTTCTCTTTGAACCTATTGATATGATTACAGCTTCAGCAATAGAAAGAGAAATAACACAAACAATACAGAATTTTGAACCAAGAGTTTCTATCATTAAAATTGAAACAAAACCTAATTATGACGAAGATGGTTATCAAGTAATATTAACATTCCAAATCAATAATATTACCAGTCCAGTAACCATAACATTTCAATTAGAAAGATTGCGCTAATGGCACAAAGATTAAGAATAACTGAACTTGATTTTGATACAATCAAGACAAATTTAAAAAATTATCTACAAAGTCAATCAGAATTTACTGATTACGATTTTGATGGCGCTGGCCTAAGCTACTTGCTTGATATTCTGGCATATAATACTCATTATCAAGCTTATTATTTGAACATGGTCGCTAATGAATCTTTTATGGATACAGCAATCACAAGAGATTCTGTAGTATCAAATGCTAAAAATTTAGGTTATGTTCCAAAATCACGTTCAGCCACAAAAGCACAAGTAACAATAACAATTGATACAGGCAATACAACTCCTGATCAATTAACTCTTCCAAGAGGAACAGTATTTCTTTCTAATCTAATTGATGGCAAACCTTATAATTTTATCACAATTGAAGATATTGTGATCAGCAAATCAAATACAAGCTTTATCTTTGATACAGTAGATATCTATGAAGGTAATATAACTTCAACAACATTTGTACAAAATAATCTTTCAAATCCAAAACAGATTTTTACTTTACCAGATAGTAATATTGATACTTCAACACTATTGGTTACTGTAACAGATGTTTCATCAAATACAGCATCAGAAGTTTATACTTTAGTTACCGATGCAACAGAATTATCAACAACTTCACCTGTATATTATCTACAAGAAGGTCTTGGTGGACTATATCAGATTTATTTTGGTGGTGATAATGTAGGTAAAAGTATTCCAGATGGATCCATAGTATCTGTGTCATATCTTGTTACAAATGCATATGCAGCAGATTCAGCATCATCATTTGTTGGTATGTCACCAATAGGAATCTATCCAAGCTATACAGTAACTACAGTAACAAATGCAGCTGGCGGAGCAGAAAAAGAATCACTTGATTCAATTAAACAATCAGCACCTCTTTCTTTTGCATCTCAAAATAGATTGATTACAACAAACGATTATAAAGCATTATTACAACAACAATATCCACAAGCTTCTTCTGTATCTGTTTGGGGCGGTCAAGAACAAACACCAAAAGTATATGGAAAAGTGTTTGCATCTATTAAGCCAAAAACAGGATATTATCTTTCTGAAACAGAAAAACAAAAAATAATTGATGATATTATTACTCCAAAATCAATTCTTTCAGTAAAAACAGAAATTATTGATCCTAGCTATACCTATTTAAAACTGCAAATTGATGTTAGATATGATAAGAATAAAACAAATCTTGCTGTAGATACAATAAAAAATTCTATCAGACTTGTTGTTCTAAACTATAAATTAACAAATCTTGATAAGTTTGATGGCCAATTTAATACATCATTCTTAGTTGAAGGTATTCTTGCAATAGATAAATCAATTGTTGCATGTGATATTAATGTAAGATTGTCAAAGAAAGTAGAACCAACATTAAATGTGAATCGTTCTTATACAATTGATTTTAAAAATAAATTGCTAAGAGGCAGTATTGATAGTCAATTACAAAGCGATGAATTCTATGTTCTAGATGCAGGTAATATTCAAAGAACAGTCAATCTAGAAGAAGTTCCACAATCATATACTGGTATTGAAACCATTACAGTTACAAATCCAGGTTATAATTATACAGATATTCCTACTGTTACAATATCTGGTGATGGTACTGGTGCAACAGCAGTAGCAAGTATTGTTAATGGAAAAATTACTAAAATTACAGTAACAAATAGAGGAATAGGTTATACAAGAGCAGCAATAACAATTTCTGGAACAGGGAATTCAGGAGCAGCGATTCCTTTAATTACAGCAAAAACAGGTATACTACAAACATACTATTTTGATTCAAATCTCAATAAACAAGTAGTCAATTCACAAGCAGGAACTATAAATTATGATACTGGTCTAGTACAACTTGAAAATATCAATATTAAAGGTGTCAATAGTTCAGATGATAATTTAAATATTTCTATTGAAACAGCAGACCATTATCTAACAACACATCAAGAACAAATCTTAACTATTGATCAAAATGATGCAGCTTCAATAGAAATTAATGTTTCAGAAATTTAATGACAAACAATAAAACATCACTTGTTGTAAGCAAACAACTTCCTGGTTTCATTCAGGATGATTATCCTCTATTTGTTCGCTTTCTTGAAGCATATTACGAATTTCTTGAAAATCTACAAACAGGTGAACAAAACGATCTTATTACCCAATCAAAAAATATCAGATATATCAAAGATGTTGACTCATCCATTGATATGTTTCAAGATCAATTCTTTAATGACTTTGCCACTCTTTTCCCTAAAAATAATGATGTAGATCCAGCTTTCCTAATCAAAAATATAATGCCTTTGTATAAGGCCAAAGGTAGCGCAAATTCATTTAAATATCTTTTCAACCTATTATACGGTAAAGATATAGAACTATTAAGTCCACGAAATAGCATTCTAAGAGCATCTGACGGTAAATGGATTGTTGAAAACGTACTTCGTGCAGTTCCATCAGTTTATTCAAAATATACCTATTCCACAAATAGATCATTCTATCTGGCCCAACAATGTTCGCTAACTGATATAACAGTCTATATTAATGATGTTTTACGAACAACAGGTTTCTCCGTTCAAAAAGAATACCAAAAAATAACTTTTGATACTGGCATTCTTACATCAGGCGATATTGTTAAAGTTTATTATAATACTTTTGATACAGATTACTTGACAAATAGAGGTATTACTGGAACTCTTTCTGGTGCCACAGCAGTAATTGAAAGAGCAGAATATGGCTATTTCAGAGGTCAAAATGCTATTGAAATGATTATTGTTGAAAAAACAAAATCAGGTGACTTCGTTACAGCAGAAGTTTTAAATACAAGCATAGTAGCACCTGACGGATCCACAGTCATAGAATTATACATGAGTGGTCTTTCAGTTCTTGAAGTGACATTGACTAGCGGCGGTGCTTCTTATAATGTTGGCGATCCAGTTACTCTTTCTGGTGGTAATTTTACAACAGCAGGCGTTGTCGTTGTAGGTGACATATACCAAGGAACTATTGATAATGTAAGTGTTATCTTTGGCGGTGCTGGATTCATGAACTTTGATGAAATACTGGCACCAGGCGTTTCAAATGCTTCATTCAAAGTGATAGTGTCCAATACGGATATTTCTGGTGCTAATTCAGCAAATAGTCTGACACTATATACCGATACTATTGCTAATAGCGCATCCATTAATATTGCAAATACAGTATATGTAAATACTTCTTCAGGACTGCCAGTATTTGTATCTAATGCAACAGCTAATATGACTGCTACATTAGCAAATACTCTTCACAGTGTTGTATATACAGTTGGTCCGATTGTTAATGTATCTATTATAGTTTCTAATGTTACATTCCCATCAAAACCTGTTTTAAATGCTGTTGGAAATACTTCAGTTCATGTTCCTTTCTTACCATTAGGTATTTTAGGAAGAGTAGATATTAATAATCCAGGAACTGGATATGCAAATGGTGATGTGTTAGTATTCACAAACGCGCCAGGAACTGTTGGTTTTGGTGCAACAGGAACGGTTACTTCTGTCAATACCTCAAACGCTAATTCTATTGTTCATGTCAATGTTAATGGTGGATATGGATATGCAAATACTAATTTCCCATCAATTACTATAACAACAGTATCAGGAACTGGTGCCAATCTAACTGTTCGCTGTTTAATGGGTGATGGTGAAAGCTTTGATACAAGTTCAGCAACACAACCTGGCCAGATCAAATCATTGTCAATTCTTTCACAAGGTTCAGGATATAGAAGCGCACCTGTTTTAGATTTAACAGGAAAAGGTGATGGAACTGCAACAGCTTTAGCATCTTTGATTCCGTCATATAGTGTATTAAAAGGAAGATATAAGAATTCTGATGGTATTATTTCAGATAATTCTATTAGAATCCAAGAAGGTATTATATATCATGATTTCTCATATTTGATTAAATCTAAAGTACCGTTTGATCAATATAAACAGACATTAAAGACATTAGCACATCCAGCAGGATTTTCACTTTTTGGCAGATATTTGATAGATGCAACATTATCAGAAACCACATCTTATGCTAATGTTTCAATAACCAAGACTGTGGCTGGATCTGTCAGTGTAACAAATAATTCAATTTACATTACTGGAACTAATACGAAATTTAATGTGGCCAATTCTCTAGGAATTGTAACTGTAGGAAGCACAATTGATGTAAATAATGTGATTCGTGTTGTTGGAAGTATTATCAATAATACCAATATTGCTGTAACTTCTGTCTTTACAGCTAATGATTCTGGCGTCAGATTAATTGTATTGTAACGTATAAATAGAGTCTATGGGAACATCATACAAATCATATAAATCGTCATATAACGCTGCTCAACAGTTCAAAGAATCATTCTATGAACCAGAACCAGCAACACTTGGCTATGTAATCATAGCTGATCATGTAACATCCAATGCTACGGCCAAT